AATGATCGAAATCCCGCTAGATCAACTAATCGCCCAAGCAGAGATGGAACCATCCGATGCAGATGATATGGTTGACAGAGAAGATCTGGATGTTGGTATACCAGAGTTGGCAGACGAAGAAGAAGTTTCTACCGAGCCTGCTCCTGCCAACAGAAAAGATGATGAAGCAGAGGAACTAGACGAAGAGGTTGAGTTGAATGAAGAAGAGCTTCTTTCCACCCTCATGAATATAGTGAAGCAGGAATCTCTCGAAGTATCCGCCCCAGACTTCGCCATGGAAGAGATTACAAAAGATGAGCAAGAATCTGATGAGGAAGAAGCCGCAGAAATCAAAACGGCTGATAACTCCAGAGACGGGCAAGAAGAAGTTAAGGAAGAACTAGCTAAAAAGGATGCAGAGATTCTAGACCTTAACGAATCAATTAACAAATTAAAGAATATATTAGCAGAGGCTAAAGAAGGGTTACAAAAACTTAATCTTTCAAATGCACGACTGCTTTATACAAACAAGGTGCTTGGTGATACCTCCCTGAATGAGCGGCAAAAGAACAAAATTGCTGAAATGATCTCTGAGTCACGCACGGTTGATGAAGCGAAGACGGTCTATGAGACCCTTCAAAAGACAATGGAGACGGGTCGTAAGGCTCCAAGCTCACAGTCATTGTCTGAGGCAGTTACAAGACGGTCATCTACAATAATCAGTTCTCGTAGAGAAGAAGTTTCGTCACCAAAACAAAATCCAGCGTTAAATCGTTGGGCGGTTTTAGCAGGTCTCAACAGAGACTAATTAACTTATTTAGGAGATAATAAAATGAGCGTAATAGAAAAGCTTACAGAAGGCATTCGAGCACGTTCCTTAGCATCAGAAGGCGAAGCTCTTCTCACCAAGTGGGAAAAGACTGGTCTTCTAGAAGGTCTAGCAGACGACACTGCCCGTAACGGCATGGCACGTTTGTTGGAGAACCAAGCTGCACAGCTACTTAAAGAAGCAAGCAGCATGGGCAACCAAGATGTTGAGGGATTTGCCGCAGTTGCATTCCCAATTGTACGTCGTGTATTCGGCGGGTTACTTGCACAGGACCTAGTTTCAGTGCAACCAATGAGTCTACCAAGTGGTCTCATATTCTTCATGGACTTCGTATACAGCGGAGACCGTGGTGGTATCAGTGATAGCCAAGGCAAAGCAGCAGCAGGTGCTGTTGATGGCCAGTCCATCTACGGCGGTGGTCGTGTTGGTTCGGACCTCCGTCTAGGCGTTCAGCTTGCAGACGGTGCCACATCAGCAGGCGCTAACGACCCATTGCTCGCAGAGCGTGGTCTTTATAACTTGAACAGTGGCTACTCAGCACCTACAGCATCACTCGCATCAGTCGATTGTGCCCTCATTGCTGTTGGTACCGCATCGAGTGATACCGTTGCAGCTACAGATATTGTATTCGTAGATTCCGCATACGGTTCCACCGCAGAGGACTTTAATAAGCTCCTCCGCTTTGATCCTGATCTTTCAGGTTCGGTTGTTACAGTTTCATCGATTCTTGTCTCTGACTTGACTAACTTTGACACAAACAACCTCACAGCACTTGATCTTGCATTTGATCATGGTACTCAGGTCCGACGCTTGACCCAGCTTGACCCACTAAGTGGTTCGACAGGTCTTATCGTCGTCGCTCGTACTACGGGTTCCGCAGATGGCGATGACGCTGCTGGCTTCCACGCCGAAGTTGACAGCATGGATCGTGGTGTTGCTGAAAACCGTGTTCCAGCCGCTACCTTTGCTGTCGTTGACAACATTGGTCAAGGCAGCGAAGCAGGTTCAGTCCTTGCTGCTAGCAGCGGATTGCCCTTTGAAAATGAAGCTGACATCCCAGAAATCGATCTTAAGATTGATTCCACGGCTGTTACGGCTCAGACTCGTAAGCTCAAAGCCAAGTGGAGCCCAGAGCTTGCACAGGACTTGAATGCTTATCATAACCTCGACGCTGAAGTCGAGCTTACAAGTGTTCTTTCTGAGCACATTGGTTTGGAAATTGACCAAGAGATCCTTAAGGACCTCATCAACGGCGCAACTGCTGGTACTCGTTACTGGAGCCGCCGCCCAGGTCAATTCTTGAATCGTGAGACAGGCAAAGACATTACAACAAGTCTTGCCCCTGACTTTACAGGTACTGTTTCAGAATGGTATGAAACCCTCCTTGAGAATATCAATGATGTTTCATCTCTCATTCATCGTAAGACCCTCCGTGGTGGCGCTAACTTCATCGTTACATCACCAGAGGTTGCTGCTATTCTTGAGTTCACCAGTGGGTTCCGTGCGGACGTCGCTGGCGATTCAGAAGCTAACAGTGGTAACTGGGGTGCTTCCAAGGCTGGAACCATCAGTCGCAAGATGGACGTTATGGTAGATCCATACTTCCCACGCAACGTGGTTCTCGTTGGTCGCAAGGGCAATAGCTTCCTCGAAAGTGGCTATGTTTATGCTCCTTACGTCCCACTACAAGTCACGCCTACCATCTTTGGTACCGAAGACTTCGTGCCCCGCAAGGGCGTGATGACTCGCTATGCTAAGAAGATGGTTCGCCCAGACATGTATGGTCTAGTTGTCTGCTTGCACCTAACTGACTGATAGTCATTTAGTGCATAGCTAATACGGCATTAGCCGCCCTTCGGGGCGGCTTTTGTTTTATCTGGGCAAAGACAAAAGTAACAAACTATTTACTAACGGTTACTCCTGTCTTATTTGGAGGATTTGCGAATGCCAACAGACCTTAGCCCGTCCAGCACTACTAGTGCTTTAGTATTGCCAGCTACTGGGACACATTCAGATGTTGCCAGTTCTTTGGCTTTTGGTATATACAGCACTGCGCCCTTTGTTAGCGGCGCTGTAGATCAAGTTTCCTATGTATATGGAAAGCTTGGTGGTAATGTTTTAGATATCGAGTTAGAGACAACAAATGTATATAAAGCTTATGAAGAAGCGTGCCTAGAATATTCTTACATTGTTAACACGCATCAGGCAAAAAATGTTCTATCTGATATGATGGGCGGCGCAACAGGATCATTCAATCAGGATGGTGAATTTTCTGCTTACAGGTCTGATACGGAATTGAAACCAAACTTAAGATTTACTAAACTAACTTTAGAATATGCTCGCCATGTGGCGTCATCAGTGGCTTCACAGATTGGTCTAGGGCAAAATGAAAGAATATATTCGGCATCTTTTGCTAGAGTCAACGACCAGCAAGATTATGATTTACAGGCTATTATATACAGCGCCTCGCTAGAAGCAGGCTCTCCGTTTTCAGGAGCGATCGGCAACGATAGAATACTAATAGAGAAAGTGTATTATAAAACACCAGCATCATCATGGCGCTTCTTCGGCGGCGGAACTCATGGTATGGTTGGTAATCTATCATCTTATGGCATGTATGCAGATGATAGTACCTTCGAGCTAATACCAGTATGGCAACATGAGCTACAAGCTAGTGCTTATGAAAATAATATAAAGATGAGATCATCGCACTATTCTTATGAGTTAGTGAATAATAGACTAAGAGTGTTTCCCATCCCTTCATCAGATGCACCGCTTAACTTTTATGTTAAGTTTAGAGTTTCTAATAAAGAAGCCTACGATGAAGAAAGTGATCGCAAGTATGGCTCGGAAGGCATCAATAATATGAATACCCTTCCGTTTCCAAATGTGCCGTATATAAACATCAACAGTATCGGCAAGCAGTGGATTAGGCGTTTTGCATTAGCTCTCTGCAAGGAGACGCTAGGTCAAATACGTTCCAAGCTCGGATCGATTCCAATTCCAGGCAATGATGTTCAGTTGAATGGTAGCGCCCTAATCTCTGAGGGTAAAGAAGAACAAACTGCTTTACGAGATGAACTCAAGGCTGTGCTGGATGAGTTGACTTACGGTAAGTTAGCCGAAGGCGATACTGCCCTTATGGATAACGTCAACACAACACTTCAGAAGGTCCCCTATGGGATCTATGTAGGGTGATATAGATGGCAAATGAATGGAGCCAGCCAGGAGCGCCCCCAGGACCACTGTTTGTTGGTAAGAAGGAAAGGGACTTTGCTAAGCAAATAACGGATGAGATAGTCGAAAAGATTGTCGGGCAGAGAATATTATATTTTTCTATCGATATGGAAACCACCAACTTTCATCCTTTGTATGGCGAGGCAATTAGCAAAGTGTTCCTCCCGCCAGTACATGTACATGTTTTGGTTGAGTATGAAGGTTCCACCACAACGTCAGAACAATTCGGTGTTGACAAACTTGACACAGCTAAGATACACTTTCATAACAGGCGACTGACAGAAGATCAAGATTTGTTTGTGCGTGTTGGGGATTATATCCAGTATGACAATAAAAACTATGAAATAGTAGAACTTGCTTCGCCAAGATATATTTACGGACAAGATGCTGGCTTAGACGGGCACAAGGTTGAGGTTATTGCATCCGTAAGAAAAGCAAGAGCAGGACTATTTGAGGGTATGCCATAATGCCGAAAAGAACTAAGACAAATGAAATAACTGAAACTTCAATACCTATTCGTCCGTCAACGCTAGAGACAATAGACTTTGCTATTTTCAATTATATAAAAGAAAATCTAAATATACACGTTGATACTAACGATGGCTACAAGAGAGTACCAGTCATCTTTCAGACTCAAGAGAGACCAGTGATGGTCAAGAAGAGTCCAGATCTTCGTGAAGCAGGCTTTGGTGCCCATGATTCACTGATATATCCTCTTATATCAATTCAGAGAACTTCTGTCAACAAGGATGTGACAAGAAGAGGGAAATATTATTCTCCTTTGCCGCAAAATGCAGACGGCTCGATGGGTAGAATAGAGATAGCAAGAACGGTCAACCAACTCAAGACTAGAGATAGGGCTAACGCAGACTCCGTAAGGCGCTCTGCGAGCGGAACCGATGCAAATAAAAAGACATTCCCCAGGGAAAGCACAAGGGTAGTGTACGATGTCTACACCATACCAGCACCAGTTTATCTCGACATAGGATATCAGATCAGCATGAGGTCAGAATATATTCAACAGATGAATGAAATGTCTACTCACTTCATGCTCTCAGGCGGAGCTAGAAATTATTTTATTCTAGAACATGAAGGTCACCGCTATGAGGCTTTTGTGCAGTCTGATTTTACGCAAGAGAACAACGCAGCTTCTTTAGGGACAGACGAAAGAATGTTTACAAGCAACATTACTATCCAAGTGTTGGGCTATATCCTAGACCAAGAGAAAATAGAGTCAGCTATCAAAGTTACACAAAGCCCCGCAGAGATTATCATTGGTCGTGAGCGAGCAGTATTATCAGACGAAATACCATTTCATCTTGACATCGATAATAAAATCAGAAGATAAAAAATCCTACCCTGAGCATTTTGCCATATCGCCACACTATTTACATTGTATTGTAATGCATTTACAATTACTGCATATACGTTGAAACTACGAGGAGAATGATATAAATGTCAGAACGCAAATTCAAGTTTATTTCACCAGGAGTCTTTACTAGTGAAATAGATAACAGCCAACTCCCTAAGGTACCCGATCCAATCGGTCCAGTTATTATAGGTCGAACCCGCAAAGGTCCTGCTTTTAGACCAACTACAGTTAACTCTTTTGAAGAATTCATCCAAGTCTTTGGTGATCCTGTAGCAGGTGGCAAAGGCGGAGATGTTTGGCGAGACGGTAATGAACTTGCCCCAACTTATGCTAGCTTTGCAGCACAGGCTTGGTTAAAGAACAGTAACGCTGTAACAGTCGTCCGCCTTTTGGGACAACAACACCCAGACGTCAGCGATGGCGCTGCTAACGCAGGTGCTGCTGGTTATGAATTTGATGGCATTGATGATAGCAACTCCTCGCAAGGCGCATACGGTCTCTTTGTATGGCCATCAGGAAGTGCTGCATCAAACGGCTACACTATCTCTGGTACTCTAGCAGCCGTCTTCTATGTTGAAGAGGGTAGAGTTATTCTCAGTGGTACGAATGCTCGTGGCGCAATGACCGCTTCTGGTTGCCAATTGTTTAAGTCAGACGCTAATGGTGAGTTCGTAGCTCAGATCCATGGTGCTTCTAACTTGAATGAGCACAATCCATCAGAGCGAGTAACATTCAACTTCGATCCAGCAAGTGATCGATTCATCAGAAAAGTATTCAACACGAATCCAACCTTGGTTAATGATGACGTTTCTACTGCTACACTAGCAGATGGAACCAATCGTGTCAACTATGTTCTTGGTGAATCATTTGAAAGAAAGGTCTTGAAAGGCAGCGCCTTCCGAGAGTTATTTGTTGACGGTGCGGCATATACAGGCGACGTAATGTTCGGTGCTATTATGCCCTTGCAAAACCCACAAACTCCCGCTGAAGAGCACGGCGACTTCAAGTTCTCTGCTACTAAGGCTACTACGGGTTGGTTCATATCTCAGGATATGACAGACTCCTCAGGCTCTTATGCAGCCGAGAACCAGCAACGGTTGTTCCGCTTGGAAGCCCGTGACGTTGGTGAACAAGTACAAAAAAGTATTAAGCTATCGATTCAAAATGTCAAAGCTTCGACCACAAACGCTGATCCATACGGAACGTTTGATGTTGTAGTTCGTGACATTCGTGATACCGATAATAGGCAAAGAGTCCTAGAAAGATTCACCGCTTGTAATCTAAACCCAGCATCACCAGATTATATTGCTAATCGAATTGGTGATCAACATGATGTTTATGATTCGGCTGAGAAGCGCAACCGCCGATATGGTGAGTATGCTAACCGCTCTGATTATGTTAGAGTAGTGATGAACGGTGATGTAGAACGTGGCGCAACTGATCCACGCCTATTGCCATTCGGCTTCTTCGGTCCAACCAAGTATCGTGATGTTGACATCGTTAGTGGCTCAACTTCGCTTCATGCTTATGGTAAGGGTCAAGGCGGCACCGCAGGCGGCGGCAGCGTCCATAGTATGCTTGACGGCGGTGGCGCTGGCTTCGGTACATTGGTGAGTCATGCTACAGCGGGCATTATGCCCACAGACACCCAAATCTTGGATATGGGTAAGGCTAACATGACTGCCAGTATCCGATTCCCAGAGCTTCCATTGGTTGTTAGTTCATCCTATGGTTCACCTAACTCTAAAGAAGTAACACACTTTGGTGTGTACACAGGGCAGTCGATTGCAAACAATCGTTACAACCCAGAGCTTGCAGACATCGTTCGCAGCTTGAGTGTTAACTTCAAGGACTACACTGCGGAGGCATCGTTGGATTTGGCACAAGTCAATGCCGACACAGCAGCAACCCCCGATGTCCCAGTTCGCCAGGCAGACACAAGTACAGCAGGATCATCTGCTAGACAACACTCATTCGTGTTCTCACTTGATAATGTCGGACCAGTTCCAGGCAAAGCCAGCGAAGCCAAGCACTACTATGGTCTAAGAAAGGCTGGTTTCTCATACACCGCAGGTGCCGCTCATGGCGCTACAGGTGCTCGTGAAGCTTCCTTTACAACAGGTTCATACCAAAAGATTTTGGACGCAGGTTATAATAACTTTACAACCGTGCTGCATGGTGGGCATGACGGTCTAAACATCAAAGAGTCAGAACCTTTCAATAACACCAGACTTGGTACTGATGAGACGGCAGCCTATGCTCTACACTCAGTGGTCAGAGCACTTGATCTTGTTCGAGATCCTGAAGATGTTCAGTCTAACTTGTTGTCTGTCCCAGGCATTACCTCAACCATAGTCACCGATAAGATGCTAGAAGTAGCAGAAGATCGTGGGGATATGCTTGCAGTTATTGACTTGGGGAGCGTGTTCACACCTTCAACAGAGAATACAAGCAACTACCAGACTCGTGCTGGTAACACCGTGAAAACTGCTGTTGATGCTCTTACAAACCGTGAGATCAACACTAGCTACGGTGCTGCATACTACCCATGGGTTCGTGCCCGTGACACCCTAACTGGCAAGCTACTATGGCTACCACCTTCGATTCCTGCACTGGGCGCAATGTCCTTTACAGACCGAGTTGGTGCCCCATGGTTCGCCCCAGCAGGTCTAGCTCGTGGCGGTCTTTCTGACGGCGCAGGTGGTCTACCAATCATCGACGTTACCAAGAAGCTCACCTCGAAAGATCGTGATGATCTATACGCAGCAGGCATTAACCCAATCGCCAAGTTCCCAGCAGAGGGTATTGTGATCTTCGGGCAGAAGACACTACAGACTACCCCATCGGCACTTGATCGTGTTAACGTCCGTCGCCTAATGATCTTCATCAAACGTGAAATAAGCCGTGTAGCTGCTAGAGTAGTCTTTGCACAAAACACCAGAGAAACTTGGAATAGATTCTTGGGTGAAGCAGAGCCTATCCTCAGAAACGTCAAGGCACAGTTTGGTCTAGAAGACTTCAGACTTATTTTGGATGAATCAACAACAACTCCAGATCTGATTGACAGAAACATCATTTATGCTAAGGTGCTTCTCAAACCAACCAGGACTGCCGAGTTCTTCGCAATCGACTTCAGTATCGCAAGATCTGGCGCATCGTTTGCAGATTAATCTAAGGTGAGTTCTATATATTACGAGGAGAAAATATAAATGGCTGAGATATTCTGGAGTGCTCAAAACTCTGATCCAAAAAGAAAGTTTAGATTTCAATTGCTGGTTGATAATATCCCTGTATGGGTTGTCAAAACTGTACAGAAACCAGCAGTGACTGTGAACCCAGTTGTTCACCAGTACCTTAATCATGAGTTCAGGTACCCAGGACGTGTGACGTGGGATTCCCCAATCAATGTTACCTTGGTTGATCCTCTTGATCCAGATCTTGCCAGAACGACTTTGAACATGATTCGCAATGCTGGCTATCGTTATCCTCTAGATCCTAACCAGGCTAAGACAACGATGACCAAGGCAGATGCCACTAAGGCATTGGGTCGTGTTGCCATTCAGCAGATTGATGGTGAAGGCAATCCAGTCGAAGAATGGGTCCTTAGAAATGCATTTGTATCTAAGGTCACATATGGCGACTTGGATTACACCTCTGATGATATGAGTGAGATCACTCTAGAGATCACTTATGATTGGGCAGAGCTTCAGGTCTCACACGCCCCAGCTAATGGTTACAGCATAGACTCAGATCTACAGCAAGCCGACGCTGATGGTGTTGTCAAAAGCTAAGTCTAGTATTATAAAGAGCTAAACAAAAATAAAATGTTGTGGTAATCTATTTACTACAGGAAAGGTTTCGATAATATGGCACGCAATAAAAGTCGCACTAGTGCGCCCAAGGTAGAACAGGACGCAACGCCTCCTGCCCCAGCAGCAGCAACTTCACAGACACAAGAATTCAGTTGGTCAAACCCAACTGAGTTTGTGGATTTGCCATCTGGTGGAAAGTATTATCCTGAAGGACACCCACTTCACGGACAGGACGCAGTAGAGATTCGTTTCATGACTGCAAAGGAAGAAGATATTCTCACCTCACAAGCACTTATTCGCAAGGGTATTGTCCTAGATCGTCTAGTAGACAGCGTAATCGTAGATAAGCGCATTACATCAAATGCTTTGCTAATCGGCGATAAAAACGCTATTCTAATAGCAGCAAGAGTTACGGGCTATGGAGAAGAATATAATGTAAAGATTACATGTCCTGCCTGTGGTGAAGACTCAGAAGAAGAATACATGGTTAGTGACATTATGACAGTCAAGACTGCTGACGCATCTGAAATTGTTTGGAATGACGATGGCACCTTTGATATTCAGCTACCAATGACGAAGGCTACAGTAAGCTGTCGTTTGATGACAGGCGCCGACGAAACTGCTAATGCTCAGAGAAGAAAGCAGATGAAGAAACATCGCATGGCTAACAATGAGCTAACGACTATGCTTCGCACGATGGTTGTAAAGATCAACGGCAATTCGGATAGAGCTATGATCAATAGCTTTGTCGAGAACATGCCAGCAAGAGATGCAAGACATCTAAGAATTACTTATACCAAGGCTGTTCCAAACGTGGAACTGAGCACAGACTTTGACTGTGGCAACTGTGGTCACTCCGCAGATATGGAGGTCCCGCTCAATGCGGGGTTCTTTTGGCCTGACGCCTGAGCACGCTACACAGCTTTATGAGCAGTTCTTCTTGATGAAGTACCATGGCGGATGGAGCTTTACTGAAGCATACAATCTGCCAGTCAAATTGAGAAGGTGGTTTTTAGAGAGGTTAGCGGAAGAAATAAAGAAAGAGAATGAAGCGCATAGGGCAGCGATGCGCAAAGCAAAGAGGGGCTAACACCCCTCTTTTATTTTACTTTCGCAAACTATTTACTAAGTATAAGTGAGGTTCTGCACATGAAAGAAGATCAAGATAAAGATTTATCCTCAGTAGTGATGGATTTGGGCGCTAACAGAAGAGGAACTTTAAACGAAAGCGTGCTTAGTATATTCGCCGCTTGGGTTCAGTATCTTTTAGAGAAGATGTTTATGGGTGCCAAGGTCCCAGTCAAGGTAAGGGGCAATAGACTTGAGGTCATGCGCTTTACGGATACCTTGGTAGCAGAGAAGCGTTTTATGACTGCTATAAAGAAATATGGCTTAGACAGTCCGCTTACATTTAAGAACCGTGCAAAACTTGAGAAGTCAATCAGACTATTCGAGAAGGAGACTGGCATGAAATGGCCAGTGCGATAGAGGGTTAGTCGATGGCTATGTTCCCCACAGAAGAAGAATTAGCTCGCAATGAAAAGCTGATACAGCAAAATAAGCAAATACTTGAGCAGAATAAGCAAAGTGCGCAAGCCATGCAAGATATGGCGACAGCGAAGCAGATGCTTAGTAATCTTGACGACGCAGATATACAGTCAGCACAAGAGGCACTCTTATTACAGCAAGAGGCTTTTGAAATTGAGGAGAAGAAAAGAGAACTAGCGAAACAGGGTCTGACGATAAGTACCGCCGAAGAAATATCATATCAAAATAAATTGGAGGGTATCCGAGTAGCCAGAGATATGCATGGAGACATAGCCAATTTACTTGATAAGACCCGACGAGAGCACGAAGATGTAACAGAAGAGATCAGAAAACAAAATCATGAACTTGAACAAGGCAAAAAAGAAATAGAAGCCTTTAAGAAAAAAATGGATAAGGTCCAAGGGGGTTTCAATAAAGCTCAGGGTATCGCTTCTTCACTTGGTTCAGAAATGGGCGGCATGGTTTCAGGCGCTGCCGACTTTGCCATGGGTCTTGGTAAGGCTGTACTCACTGGAAACTACCTTGAATTTGCACTTGATCTGGCGCTTGATGCAATGGCGGCACTAATCGGCGCATCCATGAAGTTGTCAAGTATACTTGCAGAGGGTATAAGATCCTCAGGCTTGCAAGACTTCGAGCAATTGTTATATGCCAACGTGGCTGCGACAAATCAGTTTGGACTAGACGCCGAAGCCACAGCCAGATTACTATCTGGACTCAACGATGGCTTTGGGCAGTTCGCTCTTGTATCGGACGATATGAAAGGGAAGCTAATAGAACAAGCAGCAGCCCTTAGTAATCTTGGTGTTTCTGCCGCCGAATCAGGAAAGCTATTTGATACACTGGTTGTAGGTATGGGGATGTCAGCATCCGAAGTCGATCAGGTTGGCGATCAATTTACACAACTAGGTCAGATCGTCGGTAAGTCAACAGCAACAATGGTTTCAGATTTCAATAGAATGTCGGGTAGTCTGGCTCAGTTCGGGTCAGGTGCTTTGGATGTATTCCAGGATGTGCAGGAAGCTGCCGCTCGAACAGGGATCAGTGCAGATACAATGATGGGCGTATTTGAGAAAACCACAACATTTTCAGGCGCTGCTGATATGGCTGGAAAATTGAATGGCGTTCTTGGCACAACTGTTGATGCCATGGAACTTATAAATTCAGAAAACCCTGCTGAAACTATGGACATACTAAGAAATTCTTTATTGGATGCAGGAAAATCTTTTGAAGAAATGACTATGCAAGAGCGCCGCTTTTTGGCAGAAACATCAGGTATTAATATGGCAGAGCTACAAAAGGGACTCTCAGGCGGCGAGCTTGATACAAAATCCCCAGGGGAGACAGCATTAGAAAGCCTCTCCAAGAAAGCTATGGAAGTTGGTAAGCAAATATCAGCTACCTTTGATAAAGTATTTAATGCTTTAGCTACTTCAGGCGTGCTAAAAGACCTTGAAGAAACATTGGGAAGTTTGTTTGGAGAAGGCAGTTCGACCGATTCGTTTGCTAACTCAGTGATCCCAGGCATGGTCGGTGGAGCCAAGATTCTTGTGGGGCTGTTTAAAAGCCTAGCTAATGCCTTCAAGATCGCAATGGCAATTATCAGCCCCATATTATCTGTCTTTACTTTCGCAACTCAGCTTGTAGGCGAGTTGGTGATGGCTATCGGCAAACTATCTGAATATATTACCAGCTTCCTTATCGAGCCAATGGAGAAGTTAGCCGCCACGATCACGGGTGGTATATCAGGGTTCTTAGGAAGTGTCTTCGGCGCAGACGATTATGTATCAAAGGGCGGCAGCACTTCAAGTTCTTATGGTGATAGGATGCTATTTGACAAGGGAGACCTTGTTGCCCTTAACGACGGAGACACAATCATAGCAGGAACCAATGTTCAGTTTGCAAATGATATGGTGTCTCAGGCGGCGAATCAGAGAACAGGGATAGCTGCAAACAATGCAGCAGGTAGCCAGCAAAGAGCACCAGCCCCAGCAGCCCAGGTTGCTAGCGGACCTTCAACTGTGAATTTGATGTTAGATAGAATAAATCTTGGTAAGGTCGTTGGCGACTTGGTAGAAGAAAAGATGAGTGTTGCTACTTAATATGGAGACACAATAAACTACTATGACTAAGCCTATAAAACCACAAGACCTACCCAAGCCAGATTCTCAATCGGATAAACAACAAAAATCCCTCCAGGGCTTGATGGATCAGCCAGTCGATCCAGGCGGCGCAATTTCGGCTTTATATGGTCAGGGTTTGACATTAACATTTACACATGTACCAACTGGCTATCATGTTACATTCGCAGCTATGCTAACCTCATTTGACGACAGTTTCAATGCAGAGTTCCAGGGCACAAAAGTTTATGGGCGAATGGATCAGATTGCTGTCTATACAGGAACTACCAGGCTAATTAACTTTTCATTTGATATAGTAGCAAACTCGCAAGAAGATGCATATTTCAACCTTGGGAAGATAAGTCGCCTTGAGAGCTTTATGTACCCAGCCTATGATGGCAGCGGTGAGACTGGAACGAGCACAATCTCAGCAGCGCCTTTGATGAGGATAAAGTTTGGCAATCTTATACAGGGCTCGAATAACGAGGGTTTGTTGGGATATATAAATGTTGTCAATACTGCTCCGAATTTTGAGCACGGTTTTTTGATAGAGGAAGATGGGTCTATATATCCAAAAGCCTACACCATGAATGCAACATTCAATGTTCTTCACGAGCATGAGCTTGGATGGTATAAGGACGGACCAAATTGGAAATGGCGTGGTGATAAGAACGGACAATACCCATACACAAACAATTTACCAGATGGCGCTTACTTTCAAAGACCCGCAGGCTCTGCCCCGACCATGGCTGAATTGAATGCTACCAACAACCAGACAGCTACCCCAAGCACGGATGCCACCGCCGATGGCGCTTCGCCTGATAGTAAAAATAGAAAAGCTGATAAGATTAAGGCAGCCAAAAAGAATAAGGTTACAAGCTCAGCACTAACCCCAGGTGGTCGTGTTGGCCTAACTCGACCAGAGTAAGATATAGGAGGCAGTAATGAAGAATAGATATTTCCAGAGAGAAGTCATTATCAACGATGATGAAAACTATAAAAGAGAATTTCTAGATAACAAGCGTGACGCTAAAGTAATCAATCATTACGACACTCCTGTATTCAGATATCCAGATACTGATGAGATAGCCCAGCTTCAGATAATAGAGGTTATCTGGGACTCAAGGTCCAGACTATTCAATCTAGCTAATAAATATTATAATGATCCCACACTGTGGTGGGTCATCGCTTTGTTTAATCAAAAACCAACAGAGGCTCATTTTGTGTTGGGTGAGACAGTTTATATACCCTTACCATTGGAACAAGTCTTAAGAATTATGAGGGCATGAGATGGCCAGCAACGATAAACAAGATAGTGCGATACTGAGAGGTAATATCCAGGCTTACTTAATAAACAGCCTGAAGGTTTTAGAGCCAGCGATGCATAAGACTCGTGGCACTAAATTTACTAGACATCTTGTCCATACGAAATTTGATCCTTGCGAGCTTGTATCACAATTTAATAAAACTACGGGCATTGAGGCTTACATGAGAGCTTTGCCAGCACAGTTGAGTGGTCTGATGCCAAAAATAAGAATATACTTGAGACAGGGTGAGGGCACTGATGGAAAGCCAAAACCTGATATACCTGTTCATTTTAGTGGGCATACGTCAGCCACATATAGCCAAGCAACTCAGGGCGGAAATCTAGATATATTTGCTAGTCAAGCCAAAGGTCGGGATGTGGGCATCACTAGATTCCATGTGTCGATTGACAATAAATTTAAGTTTAAGTCAGTACAAGCTAGCATGGAGCTATACTTCAAGAATATGGCAGACCTTTCACAGGGTCCTTATTTGCATTTGATAAAGTTGATGAAGAAGAACCAGCCCTATAATAAAGGTGGTCAGGACAACCCTAAGACAAAAATGCAAGCTCTGGCTCAAGAGCGCAAAGCAATGGCAGCCAGACTCAAGGTAGACAAGGCGGGGAGAGTACAGTTAGGACCAGCGGAGAAAGTAAGACCCGTCGCTAAGCGCCTCGACCCAGCACCACTTAAAGCTGTAATCGGCTGGGCAACAAACAAAGGTGAAGATTTACCACAAGATCGTACTGGTAATGTGCCAACTAGAAACTTATATAATTTCTTAGAAAGATCAGCCTTGACACTGTTGCTTAATGTTAATAAGTATAGTATTGACTTTGGCGATCAGGGTGAGATAAAATTATCTATAGAGATGACTGGTTATGCAGACGATAGTATGTCTGCAAACGATGCCAATATATTTATGAATCCGTGGAAAGTTCAGCGATCAACACCGCACCCTAATGTTAGAAACCGCACAGGCAATCCAATTGGTGTAACTAACACAAAAACAAAAAACATGCTACGGATTACGGAAATATTTGGTAAACCAATTCATGAGCTTGATCTCAATGCTTTGCCAAGGCTTAGAGGAGCGAAACTAAAAGATGGATATTTTTACAGCCTCCTACAGCAAAAAAAGGTAGCCTTGCAGAGTGCAACAGTGCTGTCGAAAAATAAAGCCAGAATAAGATTAGACCCTGAGATTACTAAGCACTTAATCGCTATCACTCAGAAGGACATTGAAATAGTTAAATTACAATCATCAGCAGACGGCGGCAAAGAACTCAACAAGCTTCGTGAAAATCTGAGCAAGCTTAAAAAGATACACAAACTAATTGGTGATGCTATTAAAGGGAACGTTTACAGGAATTTTCTAGAACGCCTCGAAGCAACTAAAGGAGTAATGTCATTCCAGGTCCCTGCCACGGAGCTTGGGATTACTGCTGAACTTAGCGATGAAAATACAGATAAGGAGTCAGTATCTACTTCTGTTGATGCGTCGGCATCAAGAGGGCGTGGGTTATCTAGCCCGCCAAATTTTGTAGCGGCACAGATCAGTTCGGCGACTTTCGACGCTGCTGGTGCGTCAAGCAAGGAAGCGAGAAAAGACCAAAGAGGCGGCTTGGCTTCCTCACAGCCATTTACTGTGTCACCCGCAGCAGCCAAGAATAAGGATAAAGATGGAAATAGTAATTTCCTGGTACCGATTACATTTGTACGAGTTGGGGACATAATAGACACAGCATTTCACAGTTCAGGATTCTTTACTCATAATATCAACAAAAAGGAGGGTACATTTAGGGTTGTCCTAGATAGCGTTCTCATCGACCTACCAAAAGAGGGGGTTACCTCGTTTAGCTTAGCAGACATTCCGATCCAACTGTCTGCATTTGAATACTTCTTTTTTGAAAAATATGTAAAGAGAAACGTAACCAATGTGCCTCTTCGTGGATTCTTGGATGACTTTATGAAGTTCGTTGCCGCTGAGATGTCAAATGCGGGACTCACTGGAGAGGGTACTTCTCAATTTGAGCCATTCATTGTCCCATTCACAGCGCCTAATATTAATGGCAAACCGCTGAAGCCAGGAAAAGAATATACAAAAACATCAGTAGAATTCAATACCAGCACATCAAGCCCAAGAGGCTTTTCGGTTAAGAGAGAAGCTGAGAGTAGTATCAACATGGAAGATTTGAACAACTACATAATTTTATCAATGGTTCAAAATCCGTCACTCCCAGGAGAAGCGAAGGTAGATAACGGCAGGGGTATTTATCACCTGGTGCTTGCGGCAGGCAGAGGACCCGTTAAATCGATCAAGTTCAGCGAGATGGATGTGTCGGAGCATATCAGGACAATGAATATCCGTGATGGTTCAGCAGACTTTCCAACAGTGCCACAAAATGCCACGGTCGATCTAGTCGGTGCTCCACATTTTTGGCAGGGTCAGATGGTATATATCGATGCCGACTACGCTATGGAAAACGCATCCATAAATATTGGCATTGGTGGGTATTATTTTATTACAAAAGTAACTCATGATCTCAATGAGGGTGATTTCAAAACAACGCTCGATTGCCGATGGCAGGCATATAAAGAGGTTGCTCCAAAAAGCGCCAGCAAGAGGAGTAGTAATAAATGACCAGACCAGTATCTTTTGGAAACAATTCGCTTGGCTCATCAGATAGCTTCAGGGAGAAAAAGGTTTACTATGAACAGGTTTTCCCTGAGGACCTCATTCCAAATCACATATCTCTATGGGATGACAACAGGTTATATGGTAGAGTAAATATGGATAATGAGATTATAACACTTAGAGAAAGTACTCTTTCACCACTAAAGGCAACTAAAAACAACGCTGCTATGTTCGCACCAAACTTTATAGCCGATGCTTTCGGTGATTTAGTTGATAAACTGGATGCTTGCATGAAAGAAGGCAAAATAGTACCTAGAGGTCCATTTGCTAACTTGGAAGTGGTCCGTGGGTGGAGCAGTGTCAACCAAGAGTACGATAGATTCATGAAAGATCAAATTTTTAGCGTATTTGTAGAGCAATTCCTTATTTTTAGCAAACAAAACGAAAGAATAAAAGGCTTTTCTGGATTTTTAGAGGTTTTTGGCGGATTTTCAAAGCATTTAGGTAAACTATTGCCGCTTACGAGAACTGGATTTGTTGAGAGCACTTATTGTACTCCATATACTACAGGATTGGTGATTGATATAGGTAGGGGAGACTATTCGGATGATTTTGAGAAATCTGCAACCTACATCAATGATCCAAACTTTTTATTTTTCGCTGATACGGCAAAACAATTTGGATTTTTTGTTGATAGGAACGCCCCTTGGCGTTTGATTGCTAATTTGGGCTCCGCTGCTATGCAACGCTATGCAGCAAAAAGCGGTATTGTGCTGACAGACAATATACTAGAAAACATTGCAATAATTCAGGATTCGATGTATAAGATAACTAGCCCTGTTGATATGAACATCCTAGCAGCCTATCTAAAGGATATGTATAATGCGTATGTCGAGAGAAATCCATACTTGTTTGAGCAGATTATGAAAGAAGACCACAAGTGTGGTTCAGTTAGTAGAGTATACGAAAGAGATCAGATTGGCGATGCAGTGATGGATGAGTCGTTTGTGACTGGTGAATACAAATACCGCTGGGCAGTGAGAAGTCACTATTATATGAGAATGTTTGAACGGGGCATTAAAATAGATCTTCATAAGGATAAGAAAAGGCTTCGCCACTTATACAACATCATGGATGCAATGACGCCCAGTCAGGCACCAAGCATTGAGGGATATAGGGAAGCTGTTAGAACTATAGAAAATGAGATAATTGGACCCTTTGCTCCATTGCCCAGGGGTATGCAGGATGAAGATGATGACCTATTTTCACCGATTCCGAACTATTAATATTGAACAAAACATATTTTATGTGGTAGAAAGGGATTATGTTATTCCAAACCATAGACGATAAAAAAGAATGTTCTGGCATCTTTCACGGTGGCAGTATGACCTACAACCCAGAAGAGTTCCCTGATGACCTGACCAGAACATGGAAGTATACAGCATCCATGGAAGGTTACAGAGGGGTTGACTATGCGGAGATATATGCTCTAGGTAAGACACTCGATGAGATATGCCCAGAGCACTTACAGGATGAGTGGAAGATTGTTAAAGAAAGAATGCAGGCTTTCTTTAAGGCAAATGCCACTGCCAAGATCAGCACATCGCAACATTGTTTGTTTGAATTGATCCCAGAGAAGTTTCTAAAAGACCTGTGTAATATGAAAAACCTGATCAGTGACTGGGTTATCGAGAACACAAAACGACCACCAAATTATAAACACTTGCTATCTACTTTGGAAATGCTTCGTGATGTTGAAGCTTACGATATTAATATTGATCCCCTAAAGGTTCGTGCCATTAAAAATGAGCCAACTGCTAGATTGGTACTTGATAGACTCAGCAGAGGTTACACAAAAATTAAATACAACCTGTTTTCCACCAGAACAGGTAGGCTAACTTGCACACAAAGATCCTTCCCAATATTCACCTTAAAGAAGCAGCATCGTGAAATCATCGTGCCTTCAAATGATATGTTTGTTGAATTGGATTTTAACGGTGCTGAGTTGAGGACTCTGCTAGCTCTTAGCGGACAGGAGCAACCAACTGGTGATGTGCATGATTGGAATGTAAAAAACGTTTTTGATAGCCAGGTTTCACGAGAAGAATCAAAAGTATTATTCTTTTCGTGGCTGTATGGGTCTGGCTCGGAAGAATTGAAAAAGTGGAGAAGTTCACTGTCGAAGGTTTATAACACTAGGACGCTAAAATCCAAACATCTGGATGTTGATATGATTATGACCCCATATCATAGAGAGATCGCAGCCAGCGAGCGTTTGTTTATCAACTATCTAATCCAATCGACGACGGCTGATTTGTGCTATGAGCAGTTTAGGAAAGTTTGGGATATCATCAGGGGCACCAACAGCGAGGTGGCTTTTGTTCTGCATGATGCGATTGTTGTTGATTTATCCCTGAGTGACAGACCGTTGCTAGAAAAAATGATGAATGTCATGGCGCAAACTAGGTATGGTCAGTACGGCGTCAATGTTAGCATTGGTAAGAACTATGGCGATATGAGGAAGACGAAACTTGGCTTATAGAATATTGGGTATCGGTACCGCAGCGTGCAAAACAGCAGAAGCCTTCAAGAGGGAAAAGAATTATCTAGTTGACGTGATTGACGATGAGACCCTTGGTGCTCATGCAGATATGGAGACGTATGAAAAGAAGTTCGACTCTAAAAGTCTAGCCAAGGTATTCAAGAAGTATAGGAAGAACGACGAGGTACTAATAATAGTCAGCGGCTCGTCGGCATCTAACGGCAGCTTGTTGCGAATCGCTGAAATGATAAAACGTTGTTCATGTTCAATTCTTTACTTATACCCAAGCATAACTTGGTGCAGCCCAACAGAAAAAATTAATAATAAGATAACTTTTGGTGTTCTGCAAGAAATGACTAGATCTGGTCAATTTGAGCGTTTCTACATTATTTCAATGGAAGAAATGGAAAAGCATATAGATAAAGTAACTCTCAAGGAGGTGGAGTCGGAACTAAACAACAAGATATACTCCTTGGTCAGTATGCTGATATACATGGATCATGTAACCCCAGACCGAACAAATTATGAAGCTACTCGACAGTCCACTAGAATTGTTAGTCTAGGGTACTTCTCAGACTCTGGAGAAGACCACCTTCTTTATCCCATTGACGAAGAAGATGTAAAAGAGAGAATTTATTATTTTGGGATTCCAGAGGATGAATTTACAACCACAGCCCTAATGGAGATAAAGAACCATCAAACGCTCAAGCTCGCTCAAAATTCAAGTACATATTTTAAGGCTTACTCAATGAAGGGAGAGATCAGCGTTAGATATTCTTTGTACTTAACGGACATTCCACAATCCACACCCTATTTATAAAAGAACGAGAAGTTTCAATATATAAGGGGGTGAAGTAATAATGGAAAGAGGAGTTTTACTGGCTACATTTGTTCGTGGCGAAGAAGAAGAAATAGAGAAAGCAATAAATAAAATACTAGACACAGTAACTCTAACTAATAAATTCATTTTTGTACTATCACAGAAGTCCGACCCAAAGAAAAAAATTATAACATATAACTCATCCCTACAAGGGCAGGCAATTATAAAGAACGAGTATTACACCATTAGGGTGCACCGCAAAAAGAAAACCAATACTCTTTATACAATCAACGGACTCAATCTAGCAATTGAAGCAGAGCATGACGGTCAGCGTGGCAAACACCTAAAACTTGACTGGGAAAAATACAGAAGTCATGTTATAGTATCGCACGGGAACACCCTAAAGGCGATACCAGTAATACTTGAGAAGATCCTCGAAATCAAATTCGACTAAAATATTTCTTTACAAAGAGAATAACCTGAAGTATACTTACTGTATGGAAAATGGTAAACTGACAAATCGAGCCATGGCATTTCTTAGTGGGTATTATTTTATACTTATTTTCTTGACAGCCTGCATTTTTTATGACATAGTAGTAACTGAAGTCACAGGATTCACTTTTGGATATATCTTTGCCATATTCTATTTTATATACAGGCTCAAGGCTGTGCGTCAGCTTCTTGAAGACAACGATCACTACAACTAACTGCATTGCCAGTAAAAACAAAAAAGATTTTAAAAGCATTACACACCGTAAAAAGTGTGCTAATATGGTCTCAAGGTCAACTAACCAGTAAAGGAGAAATACAATGGGTATTGACTTAAGTAAGATGCGGCAGAAGCACTCTGCCTTGACTAATAAGGGTGGCGGCTCAAACGACACCTTTTGGAAACCAGAAGAGGGGACACAGACTATTCGTATCGTTTGTCCGAAGGATGGCGATCCATTCCGTGACTACCTCTTCCATTACCGCATGGGCGCTGATAACAACACCAGCATGATTAGCCCACGCACCTTTGGTCGGGTCGATCCGATCGCTGAGTTCGGCAATCAGTTGTGGAACGAAGGCACGGAAGCTTCCAAGCAAGAGGCTCGGAACTTCTTCCCTCGTATGCGAGTATTTGCACCCGTCGTCGTTCGTGGCGAAGAGGACAAAGGCGTTCGCATCTGGGGCTTCTCGAAGACCACTTATGAGTCTTTGCTAAACATCGTTCTCGATCCTGAGTACGGTGATATCACTGACCCACACACGGGCACTGATATTCGTTTGGAGTACGGTAAAAAGGCTGGACAGATGTATCCAACCACCGAGCTTCGCCCAATGCGTAAGGCATCTAAGCTTTCTAAGACCGATAAGGAAATCGATACGATCTTAGAAACTATGCCCGTCTTCAGCGAAGTATTCCCTGAGACCACGACCGAGGATGCACAAAAGCTACTCGATCAGACTCTTGAGGGCGGCTCCACCGATGTTTCAGAAGGTACAGCCAAGTATGGCGGTAAAGCTGAAGCAGAAACCAATGACATCGACAAAGCGTTTGATGATCTACTGGCGTAGTTGACCTTCGCTAATCCGCAGGGAGGCACGGGATTACAGGTGCCTCACCCTTCGGGGATAATATTTTATAAAGGAGAGTAGCATAATGACTACCAACAAAACACTTAGCGTCCATTATGTGGGCACATTCGATGACGGCACTGTATTTGATGATTCCAAGAGCCGTGGCGATGCCTTGCAAGTTCAAGTAGGCGCTGGACAACTAATCCCTGGCTTCGAGCAGGCTGTATCGGAGATGGAGGTTGGACAAACTAAAAAGATCCGCCTACGTCCAGAAGACGCCTATGGACCAACTAACCCCACGCTCATTCAGGAGGTTGGCAAAGAGGCATTTGATGAAGGCTTCAACTTTCAGGTTGGTGAGTATGTTTCTGGTCAAGGAGAGAATGGAGAGCCTGTAACTGCACAGATTGTCAACGTTGAAGATACTAAGATAACTCTTGACTTCAACCACCCAATGGCGGGCAAGAATCTTAACTTTGAAATTACAGCAGTAGAATCTTAGTGTATAATATCAGTACTAGGAGGAATGATGGCAAAAACTAATGCACTTGTAAGTGACTTGAGGAACTCCCTCAACAAGCAAGCAAAACACACAATCGCTTATGACTTGCACGGTGAAAACCCTACAGAAGTCAAGACTTGGATCTCAACTGGCTCTACTGTGTTGGACCTAGTGATTTCAAACCGACAAGATGGCGGTATCCCTGTAGGGAAAATCACCACTATTGCAGGTGAGTCACAAAGTGGCAAGAGTTTGATCGCTACGCATATCTTGGCTAACACACAGAAGAAAGGCGGGATTGCTATCTATATTGATACTGAGAACGCCAGCGACCCTGGGTGGATGGTTAATCTAGGACTCAGCACTGATGAAGATTTCTTGTACTTGCAAACGCAAACCCTGGAGGATACCTTCCAAGCAATCGAGAATGTTATTGCCAATGTAAGGCAGAAAGCACCAGATCGTTTGGTGTGTATCGTTTGGGATAGCGTTGCGGCAACCCCAGCACGGGCAGAGGTCGAAGGTAGTTATGATCCTAACTCACAGATCGGCGTGTCGGCACGAGTTATCGCTCGTGGTCTACGCAAGATCACAGAGATGATTGG